TTCAAGATTTAAAAAAGGGCATTGTCCTAAGAACCATCTTCCAGTAGGAACAATCGTCAAAACTACAGATGGCTACTTCCAAACGAAAGTGGCAGAACCGAACAAGTGGAAGCTGACACACAGACTTATTTGGGAAGAAGCGAACGGCCCGATTCCGAAGAATTACACAGTTACCTTCTTGGATAAGAATAAAGAAAATCTAGAACTGAGCAATTTAGCACTATTGTCACGACGAGCACAAACTGTCGCACAACATCATTACGGACTGTCTGAGGACCGAGAAATAAGTAAGTCGGTGATTCAGTTAAGTGAGCTACAAGTAAAGCGAAACAGCCTGCATAAGAGGCTGAAGGAGGATAGAAAATGAACTACGAAGATTCATACAGAGAAGACCTACAAGTAATTGATCGTGAGCTACGCAATCACTACGAATACAAGAAACAACTTGAGATTGTGAACGAGCGCATTGCTGAGATTGATGCACAGTTAACTTCGATTGGTAGTCCTAGAATCGTTAGCCCGGAGGAAGCGAAGTATCAGAAGGGCACTAGGATTTATAGCGATATCAATATGCTGGAGTTATTCCAGGAGCAGGATTTGTTGATTAAGCAGAAGCAGGACCTGCTATACTTGATTAGTCGTGTGCAAGTGAAGCTAAACAAGCTGGATGAAGAAGACATGCAACTAATCGAGCAGAGGTACAAGTATAAAAAGACTCTAAGGGAATTGGCACAGAACACCTATAATGGTAAAAGCACGATGTCTAGAAAACTTGATGACATTTTGCTGAAATTGAATACTTTTCATTGATTTACCCTATTTAATAGGGTATTATATGTATGCATAATTTCTAGTGAAGGGTGGCGAGCATTTATATCAGAATTATTGGAATATTCAGTATCATTATCAAGTGACGATGCCGACATAGATAATGAATTTAAAAAATATGGGTTCAATATTAAAAGTGATATAAAGAATTTGAAAATCTCACCAGATGATATTGATTTTATAAAGGAAGAAACACTAAACATAGTTGTTAATGAAATTATGCAAAAGCAACATAAGTATTTAATTGTTTCGAATAGCGATTGCACTGTTAAAGTCGTAAAAGTTAGAGTGGCAGATAAAACAAATAAGCATGGGAAACGTGGAGGATTCCGAGTAATATCACTAGTTTCGGTTTCAGAACGATGTGTAATTATTTTTAGTTTAATAAAGAAATCTAATAAATCTGACTTAACTATAACTGAAAAGAACAATATACGAAAAATGATTCTTGGGAATGAAGGAGGATCTACATACAATGTTTAACTTTAATATTTTAAAAAATGCTAAAGGTTCAAAAATTAAGATTCCAAATACGGATGATCTTGTTGATTCAGTATATATTAAAGAACTTCGTACGGACGATTTAAAGATGACCCAAGCGGCATTTGCTAATGCGCTTGGGGTAAGTATTAAAACAGTTGAAAAATGGGAACGTGGTGGAAAAGGAAATAATATATCCGGAATTGCAAAAAAATTAATTTATTTACTTAAATTAGATAAAAATCTTATACGTTGTTTATATTTCTTCGATACTTCAGAAAAACAAAGCATAGATGAAAATAAAGAAGTTATATATAGGGTAATGAAATCTAAATTGGACAATAAATTAATGTTGACTACGGATAGTTGTTTTATAGAAAACAGTATGACGGAATGGAGAGCAAATGGATAGCTTGATAGAATATAGAGGTTATATGTTGGAGGATGGAACGATAAACCGTTCCGCAAATGAATATCCAGATAAAATTGTCATTGGAATAAGTAATTTTAATTTTAATGAAAGTACAAAGCAGCTATCTATAAAATACGCAATTAGATGTTCTCTTGAAGAAACAGAAATGATTTCTTTGGGATATAGAGCGTGGTTTACTATAAGTTCTGATAAATTTATAAAAGAATTTAACGAACGGAAAGATTCAAATGACGTTAATTTCTCTGAAGAGTCGAGTCGTTTAATTGCAAGTGCTATTCAAATTTCATTTTCATACGTCCGCCAATCGCTAAGCGCTTTAACAAATGATGTGGCTGGCGTAATAAATTTGCCAATAATTGATGCTCAAGAGTTAATAAAAAATAACATTGAGTTCAGTAGAATTGCAAAATAATGATTTTTGGGACATGTCCCACGACTTTTGGGTGTATAATGGCAATAGGCGAAAACCATGAGCAGAAATGCTTGTGGTTTTTTTCGTATGCACATTCGAAGCTATCAGCTTAACATTTGAAATCACCCTAAAACTATTCATATAAGTACTCCTTTTGTGTTTAAGCTTTCCATGTACTAGCTTTCCGGCTGATAGTTTCCAATGTGTGTATGACGATTAGAAAGGAGTTGATCAGGTGTGTCTAAATTTAAAGACTGGCTTGAAGGCGATGGACTTCTAAAACTAGAAGGTTGGGCGCGTGACGGTTTAACAGATGAGCAGATTTCACGCAATATGGGAATTGCTTATTCTACTTTCAGAGAGTGGAAAAAGAAATACTCGGCATTTTCGGCCGTCTTAAAAAGAAGTAAGGACGTAGTAGACCGTGAAGTGGAAAATGCCTTGTTCAAACGCGCAATGGGTTATAAGTATGACGAAGTAACCTATGAACGCGGAGAAGAAGTCAAACGTGTAACGAAAGAAGTAGCACCTGATACAACTGCACAGATTTTTTGGCTGAAGAATCGTAAGCCAGCAGAATGGCGCGACAAGATAGAGCAGCAACAGACCGTAACAATACAGGATGACGGCTTCCTAGAGGCGCTAAAGGGGACAATAAAAGACGACTGGGATGAAACAAGCTAGTACGTTTAAATTCAGACCTTTCAGCCGCAAGCAACGTCAGATTCTAAACTGGTGGATGGATGAATCACCAGTCAATGACTACGACGGAATCATTGCTGATGGTTCCATCAGAGCAGGAAAGACTGTCGGCATGTCTCTATCCTTCGTAATATGGGCGCAAACATCGTTCACAGGCGAGAACTTCATCATGTCCGGTAAAACAATCGGCTCATTCAGACGTAACGTTATAGGCCCCTTAAAACGCATGCTAGTGGGTAGAGGTTACAGCTACGAAGATAAACGAAGCGAAAACTTGCTAGAGATTAGCAAAGGCGGAATCACAAACTACTACTACGTGTTCGGAGGAAAAGACGAAGCATCGCAGGACCTAGTACAAGGTATAACGGCTGCGGGTGCTTTTTTTGATGAAGTCGGCTTGATGCCTGAATCCTTTGTGAATCAAGCGACAGCACGATGTTCGGTTGATGGTTCAAAATTCTGGTTCAACTGTAACCCAGAAGGGCCTGACCATTGGTTCAAGAAGAACTGGATTGATAAGGCAGAAGAAAAGAACGTTCTCTATCTGCATTTCACGATGAAGGACAATCTGAGCCTTTCTGAGCGCATTAGACTACGTTATGAACATCAATACTCGGGTGTCTTCTATAAGCGCTACATTGAAGGTCTATGGGTGTTAGCAGAGGGATTATTATTCCCTTACCTGGCAGAAGAGCCAAGCAAGTACATTTACACAGAAGGCGAGTGGGCTTTCTCAAAACTCGTCATGGGAATAGACTTCGGTGGCAATGGATCCAAAACAACGTTCGTATTAACGGGCTACATGAACGGGTATAAGGAGTTCAAAGTTCTTGAAGAATATGGCCTGCCGTTGACATCAACGATTGGCAGTGAAGAAATCTGCAACGCTTTTATAGCATTCTACAGATTAGCCATTGAGAAATACGGTCGAGTTGACTGGATATTCCCAGATAGTGCCAGCACGACCATGATCAACAGTTTAAGAGCCGCAGCAATCAAGAACGGGCTAAATGCACGAAACATCAAAGGATGCCGCAAGAACGAAATAAAAGACCGTCCGCGGTTCGTTGACATGCTGCTAACATCAGGGCGGCTTAAGTTCAGCACTGAATGTACTGATGTGTTGAAGGCTTTAAGTAGTCTAGTATGGGATGAAAAGAAAAAAGACATCCCAGAAGATAAGAACATAAACAACTGTAACGACTGGTATGACGCGCTTTGTTATACCTTTTTGGATTTCATAGAATTTATAGACCTTAGAAGGTAAGGAGGTAATGAATGGATAAAGCTGAATTGCAATCACCAGCCTTTCAGAAATTGAAAGAACTAGGAATACAGTACAACCAGCGTGCGGCAAACGTAATCAAAAATTGCTACGACTGGTATTCAAACAATGATGTGGATGGATTCCACAAACGCACTAACCTAAACGGTGTAAATGTAGAAGTTGCACAGTTGGGCTTTGCAAAGCGCCTATGTGCCGACAATGCTAATCTGTGTGAAATTGTAGAAGTTAACGCAGGTGAAAATAAGGCAAAGTTTGAGGGAGTACTGGAACTTTTACGGGCTAACAAGTTCAGCAAGATGTATAGAAAGCAGTTAGAGGAAATGGCTGCAACCGGTACAGTCGGCGCATACGTCAGACTTGAAGGTGCTGAAATCTACGATGACGGTAAGGTCAGAGGTGGAGACATAAAGATCAACTACGTGTCCTCTAATTGCATCGTGCCAATAAGAGTCGAAAACGACGAGATAATCGATTGCGCATTCTTAGGCAGCGGCTACTTAAACGGCGAACAGTTAACAACGCTTGTAGTCTTCAGAAAGACGGATGGCAAGTACACTGCAGAATCGTACTACTTCAATGCTGACAGCGAGCTGACGGATAAGGCTACAATGCTGCAGCTTGGTGAGGTTAAGCCGTTTGCAATCATGAGAACCGCCGAGGTAAATAACTTCGATGGCATGCAAGGCTATGGTTATCCAAAACTTTACACTGCTATTCCGTTCTTGAAGACAATCGACCTATGCTATTCTGTGCTATTCGGTGACTTGGATAAAGGACAAAAACTTTTGTTTATCAACGAGATAATGGCAAGCATGCAGAAGGACCAAAAAGGTAACAGTTTCCTAACGCAGGAACAGAAGAAACTCTTTATCTTGCTTGGTGAAAAGTTGCCCGATCAGAAGGAACTCATCTACGAGTACAATCCTGAAATTAGAACAGCACAAATCAAGGAAGTCTTTAATCTGTGCCTAAGTCTTTTATCTCTATCCTTCGGTTATGGGTCCAAGAAGTATCAACTCGAAAGTGGTGAAATCAAGACAGCCACGGAATACGTAGGACAGCGCCAAGACTCTATGCAAGAGCTGAATAAGCAACGTACAGAATCAATCGACTACATCACAGATTTGGTTCATGCGTTAATTTGGTTTCACAACACATTCAGTGGTGAATCAGAGTGGTCAACAGACGAAGAAATCCTGGTGGAGTTCGACGATAGCTACGTTACTGATAAGGCAACAGAGCTAGATGGCTGGCGCAATGATGCGCTGAGTTTTCCAGATGTATTGGAGTTCAAAATTCAGTACATCATGAAACGACTGAACTGCGAACACGAAGAAGCAGTCAAGTACCTAAGTACATCAACCCAGGACGACAATACAGACCTAGAGGACTAGCCAATGCTATCTGAAGAACAGATTGAACTGTTAGGCGATAAGTACTTAGTTGGTCTATACCAGGAGCTGGAGCGTGAGGTGTTACAAGATATCGCACGGAGAGTCAGGAAGACTGAGCGACTAACTGAAACCGCTGAAATCATGGCAAAGTCAATGCGTGAGAATGGTTACAGCGCTGCAGAAATTCATGCGGAAGTCATGAAGAAGCTGAATGCTACTCCAGAATACAGACGCATGGTCGCAGAGAACACCTACGAATACAAGCAAGAGGTGAAACAGAAGATAGCCGAAACGGTTAAGACTGCTAAAGATGCTGGTGATAAGTTAATCGGCGAAGCCGGTGAGATGGCTTTCAACGAAGACCTATCCATGTGGGAACAGGGCGGTGTGAATCTAAAGCAGCCAAACTCAATGAAACAAATCACGGATGGATTTAAGGCACAGGCTAAAAACGACCTAAAGAACATTAGTGGAACAACCGCATTCAAGAGTCCACTGTTAGGAACTGTCAAAACTGCCGAAGCATATCAAAGGTCGCTGGACCTGGCATTGCTGAAGGTATCTACAGGTACATACAGTTACAAACAAGCATGCGATGACGTGATAAAAGAGTTTACAAGAAGCGGACTCCGAACAGTTGACTATGCAAGCGGTAGAACTTATCAAGTCGATACAGCCGTACGTATGATCGTACGTACATCTACCGCCCAGTTGGCCGGAAAGATAACGGAGGCGAACTGTAGGGCAACAGGGCAGGACTTAGTGATTATCTCTCAACACATGGGTAGCAGAGATACACATGCTGGTTTTCAAAACAAAGTGTTCTCAATGTCTGGTAAATCTAAAAAATACCCAGATATCCACGCTCCACTTGGTGAAGGCTGTGCATACGGTAGGCCTGAAGGCTTGCAGGGACCGAACTGTACTCACATGTTCTATCCGTTCTGGGAAGGAATCAGCGAGATTCCAGAACCGCTGAAAGAGCCTGATCCAGTAGAGTACAAAGGCAGAACCTACACGCGCTACGAAGCCACTCAACAGATGCGTGCGATGGAGCGCGAAATAAGAGCGTTAAAGCGCGAAAAGTATGTGGCCGATGAAAATGTCGACCGTAACCAAATCGCTGCACAGATACGCGCAAATAAGGCTGAGTACATGCGATTCAGTGAAGCTATGAATCTCAAGCCTAAAGAAAACAGATTGCTGGTTGGTGGTGAGAGAAGCAAGTGGCAAAAAATGCATAATGAA